CCCCATTCGCTTCTATGATATATTTCTTGTGCCATATTAAGTTGTTAATTCTGTTAATTCTGCATCTGTTAAAGTGTAATCAAATACTCTAAAATCATCTATGCTATTTCTTGTTCCACTATCACTTACAATTCTTTGTTGCCCTAAAGTAATATCGTTATGGTCAAAAGGAATAGACAATCCGCTTGTTACATCAGCTAATTCAGTACCATTGACATATAACTTATAAGCAGTATCACTAATAAAAGCTACTGCAACCTTAATAGTATCTCCAACAGAATAAGTAAAGTTATAAAAATCACTATCATTATTTGATGCATCTCTCCTTAAAACACCCACTTGTGTACTACTCGCAAAATAAAAAGATAAGTATTTGTTAGAAACTGTACTATCAATTAAACCAAAAACAACATTATCTATTGCCTCAACTTTTGCCTTTGCATAAACTGTAAAAGGATAATCAGTAAATAAAGTTTGATTAAGTAAATGACAATTATCTACAAATCTTGTTGATGTACCATTCTCTGTTTTTATATAGCTTGTACGATAGTTTCCCTCTTCCGTTTGAGCACCCCAAACATACGCAAAAGACGTTGATGATGTATCCGAACCATCAATGTTCCCATCGGTTGCTCTCGGACTAAAAGTTATTGATAAATTTGTATGTGTGTCTGTTGTATAGGTAAAATAAATTCTAAACCAATCATTCCCGTAACTTTCAACACCATAATCCAATAACACAAACGCTGAAACGGCATTTGCATAATAAATTTGTTCAGTATCAAAACGAAATCTAATATCAACTCTTTGAGGATAACTTCCTTGTGCCCTCATTGAAAAATAATTGTCTGAACCTTGCTTGACAAATACTGAAGTAGTATAAGTTATTGCACTTGCTGATTTGCTTATATTATGCGACCTATAAGACGCACTTGTTGAAGTTCTTTGCAATGTGTTAGCAGTCATTGTACCATTAGGAGAAATAACACTATTTGACGTTAATGATGTGTTTACTGTACCCCAATCAGTCCCCGAAAATTCTTCACTATATAAAACTAAATTTGTGCGTTGTGGCTCTAAAAGTAAACTTGGACAGTTGCTATTTAACCAATCTAATCTCGGTGTGTCATCTACTGTTAATTCCTCAATAAGACCATCTTTACGCACCCTTGTAGCGTTTCCATTACGCTCATAGTCAAAGTCCCCATCCCCATTGTTTGGCAGAATAGAATATACTTTACCACTTTTATATCCACTTGGTATTAATGCTAATATCGGCTTACTCATTATCTTTCCATTTTTGATAGCATATAGCTATGGCTTGGTCTTGTTTATACTCCTTGCTGATACTTGCAACGCATCTCGTCATAAATTCGCTCTGCTTCTCGTTTGGCTTTGGTGTTGGTATCGGCATTTATATAATTTTTAAGTTTGTTTAAGTTTGTTTGTTTTACCTTATATCTCATAATATATAATTAAAGCACCCACCCTTTAAAAGTTGTATCTGTATCAGGGCTTATATCTTCGTTTGTATTGCTTGTATATTCAGGAAACAAACTATTATTAAAACATAAATAATCAACTAATCTTGTCGAGTAGTAATTAGCGTATTCTCTTGCTTTGCCTACTAAATAATCTACTTCGTTTTTATCTACGTTTTGAGCGGTTTCACTACTATGTTTAAGAACAGATTTGTTTGTAATTGTATATGCAGCAAATGGTATGTAATTCATTTGAGCAAACCAAATCAATGTAGGTTGTACATATTTATTTACTAATGTCAAATAATTACCTGATAATGTACCCGCTATAATGTCAGCACTAATTTTGTTGTATAAGTCCGAACCAAGTATGTTTTGGATGTCTATTTCTTGAGCAACTTTAATCATAGGCAATAGCTTGTCTATATCTAAATTACCATCAATTATAGAGTTTTTCTTTATGTCTTTTGTACTAATAAATAATGCTACTGCCATTAGTTCTTAAATTTCATTTTGTTCCAATACTCTGCTGTATAACCTTTATAAGGCATATCATTAGGCGCAACGGGTACTTTCTGTGCATTCGCTTCGGGCTTAAACCCTCGTTTTCTTGCTTCTGTTGTAGTTATTTCTGTACCTAAACCTTTTGCACCATCTTTGCGTACATAAGTCTTTCTAAACCATTTATGGTGGCATCTTGCACCGCCTTTGTAAAGCCAAATAGAATATTTGTCAGACCCACCTTTACCAAATCCTTCATTTACTACTATCTTCTCCATTGCTACAATATCTTCTTTTCGGTAAACTTTTTTAGCATTTACCATTTTAGAACAAAATTGTCTTGAATTGTTTTTTGTAGTTGCAGGGCTATAAACATAACGAACTAAAAACTCGTTACCCTCTTCTTTTGTTTGTTTGCTTGTACCATCCTGTTCGCTTTCTCTATAAGGTGTAGCTTTTCCCGTACTTACAAACTCCCATATTTTAGATAGTAAACTTTTATCTTTTGGTTTGTTTAGGTCATTAATAACCTCATCTAATTCAGTTTCGTATTCATAGTTTACTTCCCTTTCGTCAATTACTTCAAACTCTTTTAATAGTTCTTCTTCATCTTGCCCTAAATCTATCAATGCATCTGCAATATCGCTACCTAATTCATCAGGTAAATCAGCACTTAATTTAACGCCTGTTTCTTCTTCTCGTGTTTCTTCGTCTACTACATTCTCAAGGTCTGTAAATTCTAACGGTTGAAGCGTTTTAAAGTACAATTTAAGCGATATATCGTTATAAGCTAATATACTATCAAAGGCATCAATTAAAAGTGTCCGAAACGGTATAATAACGGTGTTTTCCATTAATATAGATGCAGTCTTTAACTCATCGGCATTATTACCTAATCCTGTGCTATCTTTAATACCCAATAACATAGGGCTTACAACCCTATGACCTACCATTATTTTTTTGGTGCATTCTTCACTTACATATTGATAAGTGTTATGTGCATCACTAATTTGTAATGTTTCTACTGTTGCTGCGCTTTCAGGGTTATCATTAAACGCGAGAATAAATTTAGCACCATTAACCCCTGTAAATTTTTGTGCTATACGATTTTCTAACATTTGGCGTTCTTCGGCAGAAGGGGTACCATTATTGAACTGTATAAGAGTATTAGGGCTGAAAGAATGAGCAGTATTGTTGAGATGAAATATTGATACCTGTTCTTCAGTTTCACACCAACTTAAAACACCTTGATAGTCAGGGCTTGAATAATATTTATAACCCGCTCTGTATGGCTTAACATATACTATCTCTATTGCTTCATTTGAATATCCAAAAGCAGGGATGCGTGTTGTTTCATCAGCCCGTTTTACTTTAGTCCAATCGTCTGAATAGTAATACGCTTCTATTTCTCCATTGTCATTGCATTTTTCAGCTCGTAAATTCTCTACGGGTATATGTTCTACTTGTGCAATAGTTTTACGGTCTTTTGAGTAAATAACTTGCATTGAGCATTGACCCATTAACTTTAAATCATAACACAATTTACGCACACAATCCTTATGGAACAAAGTCATCATTTTAGCGTACGCTTCGGGCTTTTTATTACTATCTAAAGCATCTAACCCTTTGCCATAAATCATTTCGCTAATACCGTTTATAATAGCGTTGTTTGTAGGGCTACCATTATAGCGGTCTATTAGATAGGCAAAGTAATTGTTATCAGCACCATAAGACACCCATTCCTTATTACTTTTTTCTACAATTTGTGGGCTTGTATATGTGCTTAAATTTACTACTCTTAAATCGTTCATAATATAATATAATCGTTATCAAAACTATCTTCTTGTACATACTCATCTTTGTTAATAGAGTAGTAATCGTTGTTAGTTTGGTTTATTGTTTGGTCTGTGCAAAATACCTTGTCTTTGTATATTACTTCATCACCGTTTTTTACTTCAAGTATATAAAAATCACCCTCTGTTAAAGTTCCAAAAACCGCATCAAAACTCATATAGTTTTTATCAGTAGTTGCAGTAGGTGTTACCGTTACAGTTGTTCCTGTACTTTCGCTTGTTAATTTTACTGTAATACCACCCTCAATATATTGTCTTGGTATTATCTTAAAAGTCTTATTTCCGCTTGTGCCTATTAACTTCATACTTATATATAAACAAAAAATAAATATTTTGTATTGTACGGATATAAAAAAAGGGCTACCTAAAAAGATAACCCTTTAATTTAAAACCCTAATTAATTATATTCAAATTATGCAGTTGGGTCAATCTGTGTTGCAGAAGCATCATCAGTAATAACCGCAGGAGTAACAAAATAAGGTGGCGCAGTTTCTTGTGCAACCGCAGTCAATGTATATCCTGTTAAATCTCCCATAGCTGCACCCGTTACGATAGTACCACCGTTTACATCAGCACCGTGTTCTAATCCCATAAGGAAAAAGTTTCCGTTGTAATCTTCGATAGCAATATGTGGTCTTGCGTGTGCAATTAGTTTTAGTTCTTCTTGAGTTGCTTTGTCTTGGAAAGTCAATGTAAGGTTAAGTGTACTTTCATAAAAAGTAGTGCCATTCTCTCTTGAAGAATTGATAGCAGTTTCTAATGAAGAATTCCCCTTAACATCAAATTGGAACCATTCAGGCGTTCCTGCTAATGCAGTAATCTCACCCGATACAATAGTAGCATCACCAAGCGTACCATAATCAGCAAAGTAAATGGTTTTAATACCACCTACTGCACTTTTGCAAGGTACTTTTCTTCCTGTTGTTAATGAACAAGCCATATTTTTAAAGTGTTTTTAAATAAAAAAGGGTAGGGCGAACTCCCCACCCCTTTCTACGTTAGTTAATTAATTATTATTAGTTTGCAGAGTTTGTGATACCATAAGTAACAATATCCCCTACTTGAGCATACTGTACACCTGAAGTAAATCGCATAATAACTCTTACATTTTGGCTTCCGTCAGTTTCAGCCATATCAATAACTCTTACTTCGTTCATATCATTTAAGATACCTGTACCGAAGAACAAGTTAGATTTTTCAGCAGCAATAGCAGTATTGTCAGCCAAACCTGCGGTTGGAAATAACTTAACACCATCAAAGAACAAATCACCAAGTACTTGGTTGTTTCCTTTATTGTCGTAACCGTTAGCACCAACACCTGAAGCACCAAATCCACCTAAAGCACGAACATAAGCACGATAGATGTTTTGTGCAACGTAAATATGTAAATCTTCCTTACCATAAACAGCAGATGGGATAGCATCTACAATCAAAGCAAGTTGCCCAAGTACGTTTGAAGCATCTACAGTTGTTCCTGCAATTTCGTTAGCAGCAGGTAAATCAGCATCTACAGATAATAAAGTAGAAAATCCATCAAATTGCCCTGAAGTGTTTGTATCGCCTGACCAAATGTTTCTTTCTGTACGGTCAGCTACTTTAGCAGCAACGTGAGCCAATACGAAATCAGAAAAGTTTGCAGGTAGGTTATCGAAAGCAGAATATCCCATTTGAGAAGCCTCCCAATCCTGATGTAGCGTTTTTCTACAAATATCCAAATTTACTTGAAATTCTTCAGGTTGTAGGATTTTTTCAGTTAAAGTTAAAGTCCCTTGATTTGGTTCAAATCCACAAGAAGCATCTTTAACGATGTCGTCAGTTGAAGCCTTTTTGATTACAGACTTATACTTAACGTTAGGCATAATTGTGATACCGCCTTTGTCTAATGTGTCAGCAGATAATAAGGCAGCAGCAATATACTTGCCCGAAAATTCACCTGCATAAGTTGAAGTAATTGATACACTCATTTTATTTTAGTTTTTAGTTGTTTATTATTAATTAAATTTTGCCATTACTCTATCTAAAGTACTCATTCTTCTGTTTTGTGAGATATTGAATTTAGATAGGTTTTGTTTTGTTTCAGGGTTTGCCTTAATTGGCTCGGCAGCAGGTTGGTTAAGTTCTGCTTGTACTTCTTCAGGCACTTCGCTTAATTCCACTTTTTCGTGTTTGCAAAGTTCTTCAGTCATAAGGTTACCTAACTCATCTGCGCTCATTTCTTCTTTTGGCTCAAGCATTGCTTTAATTTCTTCAAGCATAGACTTGACCTCTGCCAATTCTTCTTTAGTAGCGTATTTCATTTCTTCTTTTTCTTCTTCAGCAGCTTCTACTTCTACTTCTTCTTCAGCTTCTTCAGTTTTGATTTCAGAAATTAAACCCTCTTCAGCTACTACTAAAATACGTCCGTCCTCTAATTGGTATTCTCCAACAGGAACAGCTATTTTTTCATCTTCGGTAATAATAAAAACCTCATTACCTGCTTCAAACGCTTCTGCTTCTAAAACAGTACCGTTTTCTAACGCTTGTTGTTCTAACTTAACTTCTTGTGATAAGTTTAGAACTTCCTTGATTTTGCTAATCATATCGTTCGTGTTCATATTAATATATAATGGTTAAAAATTAATTTTGCATTTTTAGGCTTTCTTTTGAATAATAAACCACTCGCTTCCATCACTCCAAATCTTTATACCCTCATAGGTTTTATTTATTTGATAATAGTTAGTCGTGCCATCTAAAGTATCCCCACCTATTGGTGTTAAGTAAACTCTTGTATTTGTGTCAAAGCCACCATTAGAAATAAATCTAATTGCTCTATTTATATTGTCAGATGCGCTTGGTAAATTTAAAGTCATATTACCACCTGCACCACTCCAAGTTAATTTAATTAACATAGCTTGTTCAAATATTGAAGAACTTAAATTTACAGTTTGTCCTGCTTGAAC